CATAAATGTTTGACCTGGCATACTTGCAAATGAACGGTCAGCAAATTTGTATTTCTGTCCGATTGCATCTACAGCAGGGTTTAAGTTATTTAAACCTCCGATAGTTTTAACTTGCTCCAAGATTAAACCCGTATCATCCCCTAGTGGTGAAAATACAGTCACCTCGAATAGGTTAGGCTGAACAGGTTCGTACCTTTGGCTACTGGCCCTTGATTGGGTATAATGTGGTAGTGGCATAGTTTATTTTATTTTTTTTATATATTCTTATTTAGTTTCCTCTTATTGGAAGTTTCCTGAACTAATAGCTCCTGTTTTCAAAATAGTTGTTCTCTGTACAAGAATTTCCATTCCTCTTACTGGTTCAATATATGTATCTAGGATACCTACATTTTGATCAATAACTTCTGGAGTATTATTAGTTTCATCCATTACATTCTTAAAGTCATAAACACCATCATCATTCTGAACTGTTGATAAAAAGTTATCAGCAAGTGTTTTAATCTCTAATCTTGTTTGAGCTGTATTGAATTCAAATAGATAGTTTCTAAGGATTGCTTCAATACCGTCTTGGATATAAATTACAACCTCTCTACAGTTAATAGAACTTAATGCAGATTTTGTAGTCTGCTGTGCAGTTTTATTTGCAAAGATTGTTGGGCCAGTTCCACTTTGGAATACAATTGGATTTAATCCAAATGGTTCTAAGTATTCTCTGTCCTCTTTTCCAAGATTAATTTCTAATCCTACAACTCCAGTTCCACCTACAACACCTCTACGAACTCCGGCAACCAATGACCACGGTAAAGCGTTTTCATATTTTGCAATAAAGTTATTTGAAACATATGCAGCTGGTACAACATTTATATTTCTACCTAAATCCCTAATAGTAATAAAAGGATAATAGAATGCTCCCCAACTCGCACCTTGTGTTTGAGATGGTAATGAGTATCTTACTGTTGGATTTAATGCAAGATCACCACCAGTAGAAATAAATCTAGATGATAAGCTTCCAGTTAGATCTTTAAACGAAGGATCTGAATTGTTTTTAAAGTCCTTAGCAGATGGAGCATTTAATATTGCGAATGCATTCTTTCTAGTAGAAGCTAATATTGTGTAGATTGATTTAGATCCACTTTCAATACCGTTTCCGAATGTATCTACAATATATCTAAAGTTAATTACATCTCTATCAGTTAATGCCTTAAATAAATTAGTTCCATTTAAAGTACCGTTTAAGATTTCATTTTGTCTTTCATTAGTTCCGTTAGGTACATGAGTTGAAGTTAAATTAAATCCATCTAATGTAAAGATATTTAAATAATCAATCCACTTATCTATTGGGTAATATAATTCTACCTTAACAATACCTGCAGCGGTTGTTGTTGATATTTCACTTTGGCATGTTACTAACAGTGCAGTTTTATTTGCCGGAATAGTACTAAACTCAGCATTTGATAAACCACCTTGTACAACATTTATTCTTGTTAACCTTGAATGCGCCACGCCGTTAGGATCACCTTCAGAATGTACTAAATAGTTTCCTACAACTACAGCAGCAGCATCAGGGTTATCAGTTGCTATTAATACTTGGTTAGGTTTTAATCCAGTTTCAGTAATTGAATCTGAAATAATATCTATAGAAACATTGTTTGCACCTTTTAGTGTTTGTATTCCTAATGTACCTGCAGCATAAGGAGCAGCATCAGTATCTAAAAAGAAACCTCCGTTAGCAGGATCTAAAGTAAATTGATCATGTGGTGTTAAATTATTAAAACCATCTTCTTCATAAGGAGTTACCTGAACAGATGGCAAGTAATAAGCCGGATCTGAAATTGGAACTGTTGTTAATGCCGTTGTTGGGCTTGCAGTATGAATCGCAGGGTAATCTACAGCATTAAATACTAAATATGAAGTATCCTGTGTAGTAATTCCACCAATCGTATTTTCATATACCGCTTCATCTCCATCAGTAAGAGTACCGTTTGAGAATTGGCTATATAAGGTTGAACCATATCCACCTATAATATTTGCATTTGCATCATCGGCTAATATAGCCTCATCAGTTACAAACCCAAAGTCACTTTCGTTAATATAAGTATATGATGCTCCAGTTACATTACTAAAATCAGCAGGTATGATACCACCAACACTTGATAATAATAAGGTAATTGTATTTCCTACAATCTGTACTGATATTACAGGAACATATTTATCTCCTGAACCAGTATTTGCTAATATGTAAGTTCCTACAGCACTTGCAGAGTTTTTAGTAAATCCTGAAAACGCATCCCATAAAGGATCACCAGCAGAACCTACTACTTGTATTTGTATATCTCCACTTGTTAACTGTGTTACATTAATAGCTTCAGTTGTTGCAGATACTGTATTAGGAGTTGTTCCTGTACCAGCATAACTTACATCTGAAACAACAGCTCCACTGTAAGATAAGAAATTAACATCTTCCTGGAATGAATTAGCTTGAGTATATTCAAGGTTATGACCTATCATATCAATTCCACCAGCAACACCGTCAATTAATGTATCACCGTCAAATAAATCTTCATTTACTGCGACGAATATTCCAGTGCTTGCCGTATCAGCATTAATAACTTTTTCAATAAAAAGGTTATTACCTAATAGGTCTGTAAAATTAGGAAGTAATGATGCAGTATAAGTTGCAACGACATTAACTTCTGATTCATTAAAGAACTGAGCAATTTTTGTATCAGATGAATCTGAATCAAAAACTCTTCTTTTTAATCCTTGTACTTTATCAAAGTATTGTTGGTAAATTGGATCTGCTACGAATCTTTCATACGGTGTTGCAGAACCAAAGTCTCCACCAAAGTTACCTTCTATTAAAAATACATCTACTAAAAAGTCGGATACTAAACTATCTTTATCTAAATAGCCTGGTACATTTGCAGCACCATACCATTCTTCAGCAGTTACATTAAATCCTGTTGAATTTGCAGAAGATGCTTTTCTTACAATAACTGAAACTGGATTTTGACCTAAATTGGTAAAATCTAATAAATCATTTGTAGTACCTGAATTAAAATCAAGTTTATTTGCATTTACATTGTCTAAGAATGCATCTGAGTCAGGATAAAAGAATTTATCCCTATTATACATTTTTTGATATTCTCCTAAGGCGCCGGCATTATCCTGGATATCAGGGGTAGCAGCCGTACCAAATTTAATATACTCTACCTTATCGGCAGCAGTTAAGTTTAATAGATTAAGTGCAAGAATCGGTCCTCTTTCCAATGCTGCTAAACAGCTTCTGTGGAAAAATGAATCCTTTCTTTCTAGGTTTCTGTCAATGTCACCATAAACTTGTTTAAAGAATGCGGTGTCAGGTACAAATACCGGAGTATTGAAAGGTCCCGTTTTGGAGAAACCAACAATTAATCTTGTCTGATTAGCAGGAATACTAACTACTTGTGATTTGTCAAATTCAAATCGGTATGTTCCTGCAGCTTTAATCGAAGCGATTTTCGGATCTAGTGCCATCTTATATTATTTTTTTTATTTGCTTTTTTTATATATCCACTAACCTATAACTTTTTATACCAGGTCGTAGATATCAAAATTCAATTGTCCTCCTTTCGCATCTTGTTCTAAGATAGCATCAATTTTATCTAGAACACCTTGTTCTGCAACATCATGAATCTCTTCAGCAAAATCGGAAAAATCTAAAGTAAAAAAGAATTCAGAACTATTTATACATGTCATAATTAAATCATCATGACCTAATTGACCAGCATAAGTTCCATTCGGTAATTTACCAAATGTTGCTGCTTCATAAACAGTCTGCTTATCTTTTATTACAATTTTATTTTGTGTAATATATTTTTTAAAGTTTTGACAAAAGATAGGTTTGTTATCTTTTTTAACCTTTAATCCAAACTGTTTTGTTTTAGCATCTATTCGATGTTTAAATTTAACAACGGATTCTTCATCAAAATCATTTCTCTGTGGAAAAACTGTTTCCATTCTTTTTATTAGCTCTCCACCAAATAAATTCCACTCTATAATTAATTTTACATTTTCAGAGTAAAAAACATCATAAGCTAAAATATAAAGAGATTTTGCAAATTCTTCAATAGTATGTTCATTACTTCTAAATCTTCCTACTTGTCTAATTCTATAAAAATCAATAAAGCTACCTGGAGAAGTTACCTTTTTCCAGTCCGCCTCTTCCATGAGCTCCACCTTAAAGATATTTATAATAGAATAGTCACCACCAGTTCCTTCTGCAATATCTACAGAGAATACCCAATAGTTTTCATCTTCTTCGGCTTCATCTAAATTAAATTCAGGATCCCATAATAAACCAGAATACTCTACCTGCTCATCCTCAAACTCAATCATCTCTTTATGTACAAATTCTATTTGGTTGGTTGTTAATTTTTTAAGGCTATCAGCCCCCAACAGTAATGATGATCCTGCTATAAACTGATTTCCATATTGTCTATTAAATGCCTCATCACTTCCTAAGTTAGCAACTTCTTGCTTCATCCATGCATCATCTCTTCCAGGTACATCCCACCAATCAACTCGGAATGGTGTATATTCACTTAACCCTTTATCAGCGGCAGTATATATGTCATAGAATTTATTAAAGCCATTAGGTGTACTTGTTATAATAACTTTAGAGTTTGTAGATGCAGATACTGTTGGATACACGTTTTCATAAAAAGTATCAACAAAATTTGCGGGTATATGCGCAAACTCATCCATAAATAATAAATGAATAGTAAAACCGATTGCTGCTTTCTTTGTAGTAGTCTGACCGATTATTCTACATCCATTATCAAACTTGGAATTAAATACATCCCATTTAAGAGTTCCTGGTTTTAAAAAGAAAGGTAAATGTTCTAATATAGTTTTACCCTTATCAATAATTTCTCTTGTAGTTGCTCCTTTGTTTGAAAGTATTAAAGAATTCTTATCAAAATTAAATAATGAATACCAAGCAATAAAAATAGATGAGCAAATTGTTTTACCTACTTGCCTACTTGCCAAACATACATTAAATCGTTCTGCTTGAAATTGCCTTAACATCTCTTCTTGGTAAGGTCTTAAATTAATTGTCTGTAAACCATGATCGGTCATTACAGTACAATATGTATTTGCAAAGTATACAATATCTTTTGCACACTTTTTAATTTCTTTTATTTCATTTGAAGTATAATTAAAAACAATATTACCTTTTCGTAAATTAGGATTACCTTCATAGAATGGTGTAGACGCAGGTTTATACCCTTCTTCTATTGCAAACATTAACTGTTCTACACTTTCACTTGACCAAGAAAATGCTTGCTTGGCTTTACCAACATTAAAATCAAATCCTGCGCTAGGCGCTTGTGGTTTCTGTGCCATTTTCTTCTATAACAGCAAGAATATGATTTATGTGAAGGATTTCAAACTTATTACCTTCAAAAGTATATTCAGTACCCTTGCCTATTGTTTTTATAATTTTATCACCTTTCTTTACTTCAAGGCCATTGGCTGCTTCAATTACTAAAGCTTGCCTATTATACGTTTCACCAGGAATAATTAAACCACTCTCGGTTTTTCTTTCTGTTTGTTTTATTTCCTGGGTAAGAATGTAATCATTCTTCATTTTCATTTTCATCGCTATCGACATCTTGTATATCTTCTTCGTTAATTGTTTCTTGTAAGGCTCTCATTAAATCTTTAGTACCTCTTGACTTAACTCCACTCTGTTTTTTGTTACCACTGCTCTCTGAATTGCCATGATAAACATCAATATCTCTAGAAGTCTTTTTTGCATTTTCTTCAATAGCAACCATATACATTGTTTGGCTTTTAATAATATCTAATAAAGTTCTTTGTAAATCACTAAGTACTTCAAACATTCTTGGTGATACATCACCTTCATTTATAATATCCATTAATTGTGAAATAGCAACCTCGCTGTTTTCCATTTGGCGAATGAGCATACCTAATGCATATTCATCTAAATTAGATTTTGCCTGAATATATTCATGTTCTGCAATAATCTCTTCGCTTAAATAAAACTTAAGTAAACTAGACATTACTTTTTTAGCTTTACCTTTTGCTTTTGTTAAAGCAACTGCTTGTGTACTTTCTAATCTTACTTTAGGTAATTCTGGAGTATCATCTAATCCAGGAACCTCATCAGGTAATTCACTAAGTAAGTCTCCGATACTATCTCTAAATTTATCTTTTGAGTTATCTTCCATTAATAAGTTATTTGTAATATATATTCCAGGTTATCTGGCATCCGTTACATCTTGTAACATTAACTGTGGTGATGCATTATCCAATAATAATGTTAAATGAGTATCCTTTACAACATATTGACTAAGAATCAATGATTGTAACTCTTCCTCTATAGGCTTCTTCCAAATTCTTATATTAGTTAAATCTGTATTACATCCTAACAATTTCCAATCCTTGCCTTCTATTACATCTACAGGATCATATGTTTTAGTTTCATTAAATAACAAATTAAGCTCTGCTGTTATTGCTGGATTAATTGCGGTTGACTTTTCTATTGTATCATATAAAAATAATCCTAGCTGACGAGCAGTTGAATTTAAGTTAATAACAAATGCATACCATTTATTTTTTACAAAAGGTTTATCTATTTTCCACTTAAAGTAGGTGTTATTTATTTTCATAATAAACCAATTAATAGTATAAGTCAATGATACATATTGCGTAGGAGGTAATAAATCATTTTCATAAATCATAAAATTATTACTTTCTTCTTTATTAAATGTAGGAGATCCTGTAGCAAGTACATCATTTATATATGATTCATCAATAATAATAGAATCGCCAACTATCTCGATAATTTTTGCAATACCGTTATATGATTGAGTACCTTTTATATTAACCCAGTCTCCAACATTTAAAGAATTACCAAAATCAGGTAGTTTCCCAGTATTTAATTGCACCTTACCATTCTTATCTACAATAGATAATATGAGTACATTATTTCCTATAGGTTTTAAAAACTGAGGCCTTGCCCAAAATGTAAATGCACGATCTTCTTCACTACCCCAACCACCTTCATATTGATATTTTATTGATTCATCACCATTTTTAATGGTACCTAATTTATAATGATATTTAGAAATAATAGTCCATTGATTATAAACATTTTCTTCACTGATAATTAATCTCTTATCTAATGATCTTCTAACATAATCATTACACTGAGTACCTATTGTGTTATATTGATTATCTTTTCTAACATCTCTGAATTCATTTTCTCTCTCTACTCTGAATTTATCTTCTACATTTGATACTAAAGCCTTTGTATCTGTTTCAGCCTTTATGCCTGCTACTGTATTTTCATATCCTACAGCAGTTCTTTGTTGATAAGGAACAAGGCTAACTCTCCAATAAGAACCTGTATAAAGAAAATCATCAGCCTCTGCAATCGCATCCACTTCATACATACGATTCATATAATCTTTAAAGTACAGGTAATCTCTCATTTCAGGTTTTGCACCTATTCCGAATACTGCCTCAAATGCAGATTTTACAATATGAATTTCAAACTGTACTGGAAAATCCATCATCATTGGATTAAATTGAATTTCCCTAGTAGGAAGTTCATTATCTGGAATTAATATTTTTACCTCAGCCTCTTGCATTACATCAAATAAAGAATATTCTTTAAGGATTACATCTCTGCTTCGCTGATCTGCCTTTGTTTTAAAATAATCTACACAGAAACCAAACATGTTTGATGTTATTGCCGATAATTGATTATACATAGATGATGCTCTAGATAAATCATAAGGATTCCAAGTATCTCCGCAACAGTCTACAACTAAATTAGGAAACCCAACACAACCTTCAGCTCCACATTCTACTTGTGGAATTCTACAAATTACACCACCGTCAGTTACTAATTCTAATGCAATTGATTCAAACTCTAATGTACCTTCTCCTACTTGCTCATAACGATATTGTATCCAAAAAGGTTTATCTGGGTTTAATAATAAAGCTTCTAAGTTTGCATTGGTAAGATTAATATAATCAGAATATGTTACACCATCAGTTCCCCATCTAAATTGTTTATTGTAATAAAGACCTGTCGACTCACCTTTAGTTACATCAGTGTATCCTAGTACTTCAACTACGTTTAAATATGGTTCTTGAAGACTAATTAATATAGCATCACCATTAGCATCTGTTGTTCTTCCATTAACTGCCATTGATTAAGAATTTATTTGTTCGTATGAATCTTTTGAATCACCTTCCTTTTTAAAAGTTTCTCCAATTATATAAGAACCTACAAAAGGTGTTAGTGCTGCAAAGTACGCCGCCGCACCCATAAGATCAGCATTTTTAACAATTACCCAAACTCCTATAATAGTCCAAAGTGCAATTGTAATATACATAAGATTTTCTCTCTTGCTGTTTTTACCTTTCATAAAAATAGAACTATCATTGCTAGGTCTCATGCTTTCACCAAAAATATACGATGCAACAAAACCTGTTAATGAGATAAAATAACCAGCCAATTGAGTAAAGTTAGTATCAAAATATGTAGCAGTAATACCTACAGCCACCCATAAGAATACAACTAAGTAAGTAATACACTCACGCTTTGATTCACAACAGCGCTTAAGTAAGGATTTCATATACAAACATTATTTGTTTATATATTCCTAAGCGATTAAAGATGGTGCCAGTTTATTAATTGGCCATTTTCTGTTAAAAGATTTTTAAGTCTTTCTTTTGGGTATGTTTTATTTTTATTATTTCCACCCGAAGGATCCCACCAAATTATATCAAACTTCTTATCAGCAAAAAGATTATCATAATTGCAAATAAATGCATCATCAATGATAATATCTAAATCTTCGATGTCATGAGTTTCTAATTTTATAATATCAGGATTAATCTCCATGACGGTTAAAGAACCATTGCACAGTTTAATTAAATTGTTAATAAGACCGATTCCATAACCTATAGATAATACAGAAGGGTTTTTATATTTTGATAATGCATCAGTTAAAGGCTTGTGACTTTTCTTTTCATATTCTGTATCTGACATTAACAATTCATTATCTGAACTGTCCCAAAGTATTTCATAATAATTATCTACTTCTGATAATGAAAAATATCTTTTCCAGCTTTTACAAGGTAATAAATCATTACCTTTAAATTGATACATTTCTCTTCTTATCATATTAAAAAGGAGTATAATCAGTCTTTACGATTAGTATAGGATCATCTTCTTCTAACTTATCATCTATGTGATCTAAAATATTAAATGTACTTAATTTACCTTCGGCTTCCATAACAGTTAAAATATCTATAATAGCAGTAGCTTTCATATAAAAGTATGGCTTCCTACTTAAATACTTATTTTCTAATATTTTAAATTCTATAAGAGTTTTATTAAAAATATCTAATTCCTTTCTATCCATTACCTTAGTCAAATCAAATATACCTTCAATGATATTAAAATGAAAGCTTATTATATCATGACCTGCTGCATTTTTAATTAAACGAGTATATTTCTTATCATTATTAATCTTAAATGTTAATGTGTTAAGATTAGGTAATCTGCTAAAAATAGAAGTTAAAAAGTAAACAGAGTTAGGTTTTATTGAAGGGATTGGTATGTATCCAAAATCTTCTGCCTTTTCAATCTCAGCTTTAATTCTTTTACTAGTTTTTATAGCATTTAAGAAAGATGACTTAGTAACAGTAAATTCACCGTTAACTTTAGATATGTTTTTGCACTCTTTTTTTACTCTAGTAATTATGATACTATCAAAGTAATCATATTTAAATAAAGTAAACTGTATGTGCGTAGGTATTCCTAATTCAAAAGTATTATCAATTAACATCATTTCCCATCTGTTTTTCTAATATATCTATCGAGGACTGTACTTGTGATGGGTTAATTTTTAATGCTTCTTTATATTCTCTTTCTCCTATTTCGTTAAATTTCATATACAATTCTAAAGCCTTAGGGTTAGGCGACCATTCTTTTGCTTTTTGCTTTGCTGATTTTTTTACCTTTGTGTAAATAAAACCAGGTACTCTATTAAATTTAGACGAAACTAATCTCCATGCCTCTGCTTGACCAATTGGATCAATTTTAAGAGTATTAAAGAGATTTGCCTGTATTGGAAATTTAATACTCATGAATCGATTAGTCATAAAAGAATTTTTAGACTTATCATAACCACTTACATTTTCCCAGTGTGCATCCTTACCAAAAAGAACTTTTATATAATCAAATAATTTCATTGAGATATTTTATATTTATATGAAGAAAAAGAAAAAAGTTTAAAAAATCTTATCCTGTGATTTACTACCTTTTATAAAAGACATGTCACCTGAATCAGTATCATCATCTTTAAAGAAAGAAGATTTAAATGAACTATCAGTTTCTTTTGCATATTCAGTATTTTCCAAAATAGATTTCATTGTAGAAATTGTCTTTAATTGTAAACCTTTTACATTCATTTTAGATTCGACAGATTTGAACATTTCGTCTAGGATGCCTTCTGGTATAGATTCAGCAGCAAGTACCATAAGATTAACATTGGATTTTAGATTAGAAATAATCTGTTCTCTGCTCATATGTTTTGCATTCATAACTCTTACAGTCATATTTGCAAGATCGGTAATATACTCATCGTTGTAAAGATACATATGAGATAAGTGGCCATGCTTTTCTTTGAACTCTGCAATAATAGCAGTTGCCTTTTTCTCGCTGATGCCATATCGCCTGTTGCCTTTTTGATAGTAATATGCAGGTGGTACATTGTCTCCTGAATCTCCAGTAAGTACTTTACGAAAACGGAAGTCTTCAGGGTCAACTTCTATAATAGAAACCTTTTTCTTTGCAACCAAAGCTTTAAGTAATTTTTTAGCCTGATTCTCTGGTGATACAGAAGTTTTTAGTACATCAAATATATCATCAGATTGTTCTTCTTCTGTTTGGGAATCCATCCATTCAGAAAAACCTTGATAAGTATATAATTTTTTATGAGCAGGTGAGAATAAAATAGTATGTGTACTGTTATTTGTACTCTTATCTACTAATTGAACTAAGTCCCTGTCACCAGTAAACATAATAACTGATTTGTCATTTGCAAGACATTCAGTATTCCATGCATACATTAAATCATCACCTTCAGCACCGTCTATTTTAGAAATAATAACACCTTGTTTAGATAAGATAGAAATAAAGTCAGCTGTTGCCTTTGAAAAGTTTTCCCAGTTGAGGGCATCATTCTGTTTACGATTACCTTTATATTCTGCCTCTGGGTAAAAGTCTTTTCGCCATGATCTTGAATCTACAGTCCAAACAACCTTGTCGATAAGACCTTCGAATAATCTGATTTGATATGCAAAGTCAGTTGCCAATTTTTTGACAAAAGCCTGTACGTCTTCTTCTGTTCCTAATAGACCTGCCTTTTTTGATCTGCTAGGAATTACATATAATGTTCTAAACAGAAAATAATTACCATCTATAACAAATGTATGTCTGCCTGTTTTTTTCATATTGTGTATTATTTATTTTAAATATAACAAGTATCAATTGAATCTGAAAGAAGAATTTAATACAATTTCTTCGCACTCTTCTTTGCTTAACTTTGATTGTCTTAAGTCGTAATATCTTGCTACTGCTCCACCTAACTCCATGTGATTAGGAAACTTCTTTATTAATTTTTTTAAGAATTGTGATCTCATGCGCCATTAACTATTGTTTGCAGTTCATAAATACAAGCAAGCATTGATACTGCAGGATCTATTACTTGTTGTCTTTGTGCTTGGTATTTTGCAACTGTTACAATTATCTGTGGAATAAATTGAGTGTATGATTGCCTATCTTGTTTTATAAAATCTATAAACTCCGCACCTAATGAAGATAAAACATCATCAGTTCTATTTGCATAATTAGATAACATATACTGATAATTTTTTACAGGATCTTCTCCATCGATTACGAGGTCGTAAATATCTCTATACACAGAACTAAATTGTTTAATGTTTTCAACAGTTATAGTTTCTACACCTTGTGATTTAAATCCTTGTAATTGATTTAACATGTTTCTTAAATCAGGAAATTTTCTTTTTACTAATTCAACAGCTGCATGTTTATCGATACCAATACCTTCTTCTTTACAGATTTGAAAAATCCTCATAATGTAACTTTTCATTATTTCAGTTTCTTCTTCTTTAGAAAAATCAAAATCAATCATTTCAAACCTAGACTGAATTGGATCTGGTACTTTATTAATATAATTACATGTTGCAACGAATCTTGCATTAACAGCAAACTGATCCATTGTAGCCCTTAACGCTTTAAAGAATTGATCAGATACACCATCAATCTCATCAAGTATAATTACCTTCATTTTTCCTGGTTCATCCATTATAGAACGATTAGCACAAAAGTCAGTAATTCTATTTCTTACAACATCTACTGATGTATCGGTTGATGCATTAATGTATAAATAAGGATGCTTAAAATGTTTCACTAAAGCCTTAGCAGCAGAAGTTTTACCGGTACCTGGACTGCCATGTAATAGTAAATGTTGATAAACTCCTTTACTTAATTTCTCACCAACTCTCTGTGGTGTAATCAAATCATCTAAGGATTGTGGCCTGTACTTCTCTGTTAATAGTATGTTTTGGATATTCTTCATATAATGAGTTAGATTTATTTTTATATGGATAAAAAGACATTTGTTTTAATGTAAATAAATAAAAAAAATCTACCAATGAGAAAGGGCCGACGAATTAGAAAAGTGGTAAATATATCCGTACCAGCTGAATCTTCTAAGAACATTAAGACTAATGTAAAGAGAGGTAAAATTATAAACACTAATTCTAACCATAAAGTACCTACTAAAGTAAATCCTAATCCAGTTAGACTAAAGACACCATTAAAGAAAGATTTAAAATATCATACTATTTCACCGCTATGGGCTGGGGAAACTGTTTACATTATTGGTGGAGGTCCTTCACTAAAAGGATTTAAGTGGAATTTGTTATCTAATAAAAAAACTATAGCTATTAATAAAGCCATAAAATATTATAATAACCCAACAGCTTTATATTGGACAGATTCTAGAGTATTCAGATGGTTTAAAAAAGAAATAATGTCTTATAGTGGTTTGAAGTATACTATTACACCTAATAAAGATCATAACGAAAGTATTAAACTTTTAAAACGAGGTAGTAAAACTGGATTATCAAAACAAAAAGATACGGTGGCTCATGGTGGAAATAGTGGTTATGCTGCAATTAATTTAGCAATTCATTTAGGTGCTAAAAGAATTATCTTATTAGGATATGATATGGGTAATGTAGGAAAGGAAAGTCACTTCCACGATGGCTATCCAGTAAATACTACAGGTGTTAATATTTATAAAGATCAATTTATACCTGCGTTTGATTTGCTTAAACGTGATCTTAATGGAAGTGGAATAGAAATTTTAAATGCATGCCCATCTAGTAATTTAAATGCATTTAAAAAAATAACTATAGAAGAAGCTTTACGCTTTTGATGATCTTCTTACATAAGTCATAAACTCTCTTTGTTCACCTTTTAATAAGGATTTACAGTGCTTCATAAATTTAACAGAGGAATCTATTATTCTTTGATCAACTCTGCTGTTCCGTGAGTTATGGGCCTCCACGCATTTACCACAAACAAAATTTTCAACCTTCTTAGAATCCATTCTTGATTTAATTTCAACTTTACATATTCCACAATTCCAATCAACGAGATCCGAGTCTTTTTCTAATTCTTTAATGTTTGTAAATGTTTCTCTAAAAGGATTCCAAAGTATACGATTAGGATTCTTTTCATGCTCATTCATATCTTCGACCTTAAATATAATCTCAAATGCTTGTATATCAGAATCTAACCATTTCATATGATTATGTTCCAATAAAAGTTTTTGCTTTAAAGGAGGCAGATTTTCTAATAGAATACCATGCCTCCTTTTATACCAACCAAAGTTTATTTTACGAACTTTATACATAATGATTTATTTTAGCAGTTACAACAGGTACAATCACATGATTTACCACAACCGCAGGTTTTACAATTACATTTCATAGTTAATAGTTTTTTTACAGTTTTTCTGATAATCTTCTAAACTTATCAGCAACAGATTCTTCTAAAGGAGTATGAGATTCTCCATATTGTTTATCTGCTATTGGTTTTAATTGTTTTTTAAGTTTATCTTCTTCAGCTTTAGCAGCCTTCTTATCTTCAGTTTCTTGTTGTATTTTAGCTGAGATAGCATCCACTTCAGCCTGTGATGATTTACCTGTATTTTTATTATCTTGTGCTATTTTTAATTCGCCCTTTAATTTTTCTATATTCTTAGTTGCATCAGCTTGTATTTTATCTTGTGACTTAATACTATTTTCTAATTGAGCAATCTTATCTTCGGCTTTATCATCTACTTTTGGTTCATCTTTTGCATCTGCTTCTTTATTTGCTTTAGCTGCTTCCTTTTCCTTTTCAGCCTTTTCTTTATCTAATTTAGCTTTCTCTGCAGCGGCAGCCTTTTGATTATCTTCAGCAGACGGTGTTGCATTATCTGCAGTATCCTCCTTTGAATCAGATTCATAATCTTTAAGTGCTTTTTGTGCATCGGCCGCTTGTCCTGCCAATCTTTTAATTCTAATCTTAAGTGCTTTTGTTTCTTCAGCATCAGCAGCTTTAAGTGCCGTTTCTGCTGCTGCTAAATTAGCTTTACTTGTTGCAAGAGTAACTACCTTCTTAAGAGGATCTGTTGTAGCAAGATCTTTCATTCTTGCCGCTATTGTAGTTGACTGATCTTTAAGTGCAGCATTTTTTGTAGCATTAGCAACTTTAAGAACATTTGAATTACCATCACCTTTACTAGCAGCTTTCTTCTTTTCGTAATCCAAATTATTTAATGCTTGTTGTACTTTAGTCTTTTGATACTTCTTAGCATTATTTTTAATCTTCTTATATTTAATAGGATTACTCATAATACCTTTAATATCTGTAATTCCTTCCTTAATATCTTTAGATTCATTAACGAATTCATTGTATGATAATACTCTTTTCATAATTAGTTTTAATTTTTTTATATATTAGACTTATACAAAACAAAAAAGGTCCGCCTTTCGACGAACCTTTCTTAAAGTTATATACCTAAATAGGATTAGATAATTGATACACCAGCACCAAAGTTAAATCCTAATGTGTAGTACATAGTTTCTGGGTGGAATCCAGCGTCTACTAAAGCGAATCTAGATTTAACCGCGATTTTAGGAGCCATAGTTCCTTCTGCGATTGTTTCAACAGATTCAGCCATTAAGTAAGGCATGAATACTAAACCAGGAGAATTACCATCACCTTTTCTACCTACTGCAACTCTGTAGTCAGTCCAAGCCATGTTTGGATCAACATAAATAGTTACACCAGCCAAAGCACCGATTGGATATAAAGATCCACCAGCTTGGTTGATTGTATTTGATAGTGGGTAAGGTACGAAACCTGCGATATCCTGTAGTGCCGTAGCAATTTCTCCAGAACATACTGCAAACGTTGCAGGTCCTCTTCTTCCTCTTGTTGCGATTAGGTTAGAAGCAGCAAGAATCTTAGTATACAATCTACGTTGTAATGATCCTTGAGTTTCTCCACCTGATCCTACAACAGTTAAAGGCGTTGATAAAGTAACATTAGTATTAGAACTGTTATCAGCTCCTAAGTTAATGTTAACCGCAGCACCTGCACCTGTTGCAAATGCAGCAGAAAGGTTTAGTCCGTCTACGTTAAATACATTTGATGCGTTAGTAGCTCCATTTCTGAAGATTCTATCCAAGATGTATTTGTTGATAGATTGAGTTAACTCATTTACCAATACAGCTTCTACTTGAGCAACTGCGTCGATTCCGAATTGTTTTAAATCCTGAACTTGTTCTCTTGTTACAGCGGCAGCAACTTGGTAAGTTTTAGCAGCAACTGATTTGTTGAACAATGAAAGACCTAAAAGGTTATCTGGAGTTGATTCTCCAACACCTCTTTGGTATGGATCTACACCATTGATATCTTGTGCTGTTAATGCACCAGTAGCAGGGTTATTAGCCTCAAATGCGTTACCTGAGAAACCAGTAATATGGTCTTCTAAAGCTTTTACATATTCAGGGCTTCCACCAAAAGTACCAATAGATGCAGCTAATGAATCATTAGAGTAAATATCAGTTGGGGTACCACCACCTACAATAGCAGAATAAATTGGCTCATAACCTTCTTCACCTTGTCTGTAAGGATTAGTTGTTTCTGCTGCGTCAGTAGATTTACCTCTTACACGGAAGATTGGATATCCATCAATTCTTGATGAACCTACAAAAGTAAGCTCGTAAGAACCATCAGTTCCAGTACCAACATAGTTTACATCGTTTACTGCTAAAGCAGGAACACCAGAACCTAATGTTACAGGTACTTTAATTAATAATGGAGCAGAATTTCCATTTACACCACCTGCTTGGTCAGTTAAACCACCACCATAGACAAAGTCTAGGTAAGTAAGGATTCCCATTGGCCCTTGCATTGGTACTACAGGTACTAAGTCTAAACCTACAGTCTGAGCAGCAACTTGCATTGCAAGTGGAAGCAAAGAAAAAGGTCTGTCACCAGATCCAGCAGTTTGTCCAGAGAATGCATTCATTGTAGTAGGATTGCCTGGTAAAGTTACCGCATCCATACCTGGTACATTCATATTTGGATTTAAGTGTACAGTATTATATACACTTTCATTAAGGTTGTGATAATGGCAGTACTTAGACATCCAAGATAACTTAGACTTTTCAGTGATACCAGTAGCTTCCTCAATGATAGGTCCCCAGGTCTTTTGAACCTCGGACTCGTTGATTAATTGATTTGCGTACATTTTTTAAAAATTATTTTTCGCATTTTTTGGAATTATAAAATTCCGGTTTTTAATCGCCTCGGTCCTTTTCTTCTTGACCATTCGATTAATATTATTTGTTTCTTTATTTATTTACCTAAATTAAACTTAACTTTATTAATAAGGTCAGCAGCAAAAGATTCATTAACTAATGGTTCTTTTTTATTAGCAGCCTCAGCAGCAGTTTTACTTTCATTAATAGATTCAGTAGCAATTTGAGTATCTCTTAGATCTCTTGTTGCCCAGAAATTATTAATTCCATATTGATTACCAACTGGGTGGAATCTTGATTCAGATATAATTTGTTGTTGTCTTGATTCAGAAAGGTTATTCCATTTTCCACGGAATCTTTCTGGCATATCATCAATTACATTTATTTCTCTTTTCTTTTCAATAAAATTAGATTCCCAAATATTTTCAGCTTGTATAGTTGACATAATAGGTTGTGAATTCATTGATTCTACAATCATAGCTTGTTTACTTTCAGGTAAAGCATTAAACTGATTCTTTTTTGATTCTCCTAAGAAATTCATAAAGTGCATTTCAGATACGTTTTTAGTTTCAGCAGCAGAAATAAGTTTATTTAATTTCTCCTCAATAGATTCTTTATAATCTTCAGCCTCATGAGTCTTTCCACATGATTCACACATTTCTTTTAATTTCGCTTTGTCTGCATCAGGATACTTTTCACAAACTTGTTCATAAGTCATTCCTTCATCCATACATTTTGAAACTTCTTCCATTGTTGGCATAGAACCTTCTTTCATACCGTATTCATTAACAGTACCTTCAGTACCTTCATTAATACTTTCACCGTTAGTAGAATTTACATTTTCTGCAACGTATTCAGTATATTTAATACTCTTATCTACATTTTCACCAAGATATTCAGAATAAGCAATATTCTGGTCAACCTTTTCGGCTACATATTCAGAATAATCAATACTCTTTTCTAAGTTTTCAGCAACATAATTAGAATATGCAATTCCTTTGTCAGCCATCTCAGCAACATGCTCAGCATATTGAATACTACCATCAAGCTCTTCAGCTAAATAAGTAGCATAATCTTTAATTGAATTTACATTCTCCGCTAAATAGTCAGAGTATGAAATATTTTTATCAAGATTCTCTGATAAGTATTCAGCATAATCAGTAACCTGATTTACTTTCTCTGCAATATGCTCAGTGTATTTAATAAGTTTTTCCATTACCTCATCATTATTAGAATTAGTAGATTCTTTAACATTACTTAAAACACCAGATACATATTCAGTATACTTTTGAAAATCTTCAACAGTTACAAAATTATTATTTTCCATCGTTAGATCTTTTTTATTATCGTTATTTTCAGTTTCTTCCATTTCATAGATTAATATACCATCATCATTACTTAAACCAAAAGATTCGTTTACTCTTGATAACTCAGCATTTTCAAAGCCAGGATCTGCAACTAAGTCATAAGTAAAAAACTTTTTAATTTTAACTTTACCATTTTCGTCTACTGTACCAGCAGCTCTACTTGAAATATGTAAAGGAATACCGTCTTTAATAAGAGCCTGTGCTTCTTTACCTTTAGAGGTATTCAATAATCTGATTTTTCCAATAACTTGTTTTTTAGTCTTATCATAATCTAATGATTCAACAACATGAGAGACATTAGCCAAACTAACATCAAAATCTTTAGGGTGATCTAATTCACCTAGAAGTTTATTGGTTTTAACCTTTTCTTGTAATTCATTAATATGAGGCATTACTTCTTTTTCCTCGTAAATCCTGTTGTTCTTGTTCTTGACATCAAACTCGGTAAATACACCTTCTAATACAACTGAACCGTCTTCACCGGTGGTTATATCTAAATTTGATTTCTGTCTTTCAAGAATCAATAATTTTTTTCCTGACATTTTCTATTAGTTATTTGATTTATATATTACAATCTTTGCAAACTTTTTATCCTAGGTCTGCTAATGGATCATCATCAATTCCACTGCTATTCTTTTCCGGTTCAAAATCTGCCTTATCAGCACCTAAAAGGATCTTTTCAATATCATCTTCCGTGTACCCTTCTTTTTCTAAATCGGTTCTTTCCTTAGCTCTCTGGTTGGCTTTTAAATCTTCTCGTGTAAAGCCACCGTACCTCTTAACAAGGAATCCTAAATCGAAGTATGGAATTTCCTCCATTTCTGCAGTCATTGTACTTAACTGTGTTTTAAGATTTCCAATGAAGTCTACTCTTTTTGTTTGTAGCTCCATTTCTTTCATTTCCTCAAACACATTATCTTTAACAAATTTAAGTCCTAAACCAGATTTAAATGATACATCATTTTTTAATTCAGGATGGTTAAGACACATTTGAAGATACATCGGTTTTACAAGTACTTCTTGGAATATAGATCTAAGACGGTCAATAAATTTAGAAAATTTAATTTCATCTCTTAACATTCCACTAGCATCCATATCATAAGTATTACCACCTTCTTTATCAAATCTTGAGAAAGGAATCTTAGAAGCCATTTTTAATCTATCGGCAAAATATTTAAGAGATTCAGTATCACCTAAATCTGGTCCATCTCCACCGATTGTACTAATCTCTGGTGATTCACCGTCTTTTGATGGTAACCAATATTCCTTATTGAAAGGCATCATTGATTTTCCATTGGTTACAATTTCACCACTCTCTTGATTAAAATCAACAACTTCTCTATATGAATTCATTAATTGTGCCAGAGACTGTTTTGCTCTAGTTTTAGATTTACCACCTACAGGTATAATAAATTGAGTTTTAAATGAAGCATTAGAAACTGCCCAGATAATTCTAGTAGTTTCCATAATTCTTAAAAGGTTAAATGATCTTATTAATCTCTCAACATAAGATATTCTCATAGGAGAATTAATTGAAGAATATGATAAGTAAATAATTTGAGAATCCCATAACTTTCTCTCTTTTGCGCCTTGGCCTTGATATTGTACCCATTGCTTCTTTCCAGTGTCAGTATCAATACCAGGCATTAATGATATAGGATCCAATTCTTTAAATCCAATAATTTCAGTTTGCTTATCATTATAAACTATTTCAAATGCCAAGAATCCATCTACTAACCATTTTCTAAAATAGTTCCATGGAGAAATAGAATCATTGAAGCCAAAATAATTATATAAGTTATTATATACATCTCCAATTTCATCTTCTATTGATGATGCTATATGACCATTAAAATCTGCATAAGCCATATAATTAGATTCATCAAATACAATCGCTTCATCAGTAATTACATCTAAGATATCTTCTATTTCATCTTGTACTGCGTATTCTCTAAGCTGATCTCTTTTTCTTTCATAATCCCTATCAAAAATAGAGATATTCTTTTTCATGGTAGTATCAGTTAATGATAATGCAGCAAAGGCACTATACATATCATCGGAATCAGATCCCATTGGGTTAAATGAATAACCCATTTGGTTTTCTGTGAATCCTACTGCACGAGAATTACGAATGATCATATCATCATAAGCCATGCCTAAATTAGAAAGATCCTTTAAAATCTTCCTTACTGGATTACCTGTACTTAAGGGTCCTCTTCTATCAGTAAAACCTGCCATATTGTTTTATCTTTTATTGTTTATATATTCTTGTAATATAATGCTTGTGCATCATTAATATTTCCACCAAAGAAATGATTTTCGTTATTCACAGCACCTATGTACCAATCACCATAACTCATTACCCTAGGTTTTCTTATTCTATCTATTCTATATTGCCTAATGGCATATGTTACATTGTACTTTTTACCTAATGATTGTTTTAAATTATCATATGTAAATTCACTTAACCTAGATTGCCTATTAGGATTTCCAGGTGCTGCGTTTGTCTCTCTTAGTATAGTATCTTTAAATGATCTATATACATCGGATAAAAAAGGTATTCTTGCTTCATATGGAATATAATGAAGATTTAATCCTAGTTGATGATTATCTATACTCTTACCTAAACCTAATACTATAGGGTATGTATCATAAAAAGTTTCTTCAGGAGTAAAATATTCAAAAGAATACATCTTACCATTTTCTAAATCACCTCGAGCTTTATCACCAATTGTAGATAATGAAGAATCTGATTGTTTAGATGCCCCTGACCTACCCTTATTTTCTTTAAGATAAATATCTAAATCTATTTGAAATGATCCTACTATAGCCATTAAAACAATTTTGAGTCTTCGGTTAATAGCATCACTTTAAAATTTCTTAATTTAGCCATTTTATTTAATGCTTCAGTTTTACAAAGGTTCCTAACATAAGTTTCATATCCATGTTTAAAATTCTTTAGTGCCTTTGGTGTTTTTCTTTTTGGTGCCTTAGGTTTTTGTAATTGTGCCTTAGGTTTTATCTCTACTACGAATTCTTCAGTTATACCTTCGCCTTTATCCATCTTCATATAAAAGTCTGGATAATAATTATGAAACTTTTTATCTAACATATTAAAGTATTTTACTGAGAATGGTTCAGACGCCCATTTTAATACTTCATCATTATGATCACACCAATGGCAAAACTTTCTTTCCCAGCTACTTCTGTATATGATAGGATGTTCTCCTATATACTTTTGCGGATTCACAGGATTATAATAACCTTGCTTAAATCCTGACTTAGAAGTAGGTTTTACCTTTTTGATGCTCATTTAAAATTTATATTGTATAAATACCGTCACTATCAGCACTACCGTTTATAGAAACAGTACCTGCATATTTTCTAGGGTGTAATTTATTCCAACCTTTTGCAAACCCTCTTTTACAGATTTCGGTAAAATAAGCAAATGCATTAGTTGATTTATCTGGATTAAAGTTTCTCCAATATTTAAACAAATCCATATAAGCAGATGCTATACAGTCTTGTCTGTCATCTGGATTTGCGTATGATAATTTCCTAGAACATTTGTCTGCTAATAACATTAAAAATTCTAATGCTTTTGGAGTGAGCTCGTCCTGTTCTTTGGATAATATTATTTGTTCTAAAAGATCTCTATTATTTAGATAATTTCTTTTTCTTGCCATTATAAATGTTTTATTTATTATTATATACAAAAAAAGCCGATAGTTTATTATTACTACCGGCTTTTCTATATTATAAAGTTTTATTAAATCTTAACGTTTAATTGAGCCTTTGGGCAAATTGTAGTTTTCCCATTTTTAGGATCCGTACATTCTAATTGATCTTTATCACCTAGTGAAGTATAATCTTCGGCTTTAACCATAACTTCCTGACCTTTTTTAAGACCATTACCGTTCTTGTTAATTTCAGCTTCAACAAATCCGTCGTCTAAATATTCGTTACGACTTTTTTTTTCTGTTACTGATTCATCCTTTTCATCATCATCTTCAAAATCTTCACCGTCATGAGTTTTAGATTTATCACCTTTATTTCCACCTAATACAACTCTGTCATAAGTTTCTTGTAATGATTTTTCAAATTTAGAAATTTCTTCTTCTAGTAAATTCATTGCTTCTGTAAGTTCTTCAGTTTCACCAAGCTTATCAATAGCATCTTTTACTTTTGCTTTCTTTTCTTCTAAGAATGATATTTTATCTGAAATATCAGATCGTGATTTTTCAATTTTAGCAGCTTCATCATTTTCAGCAATTAATCTTTCTGAAAGAATTGGAGTAGCATCATAATTAATAAATTCTTTTACTAATTTTACAGTCTCAGTTGCAGAAGGTACGAATACCATTTCATTAAGATGCATTCCTGAATTAACTTTATTTACATAGATACCTTCCTGAACCCCTATCATAGTTAAAAATAGATTAGTAAACTCAGTTGAGGTAATGTTTGTAAAATTATCCATTTCGGCAAGAAGATCAATAGATTCAAAAAACTTACATACATTATCAATTTTCCATTGATTTCTGTAACCAAAGAAATTAAGAGCCATTAAAGATTCTTTTAATTCAATAATGCTTACGTTTGATAAATCAGTATTTCCTAATTTTAATGTACCTTCAGATAAATTGTATTCTAAAGTTTTATTATTACCTTCTCCGAAAGTAACTAAAGTACCATTCATGTTTTTAAACATTCCTAAACCTTCTAATACATCAAAGAATCTTGAATCTTTAACTTCAGTTTCAGTAATTGTCTTTCCATCAAAGTTATAGTTTTTACCGTGTAAGTGGAATGTTAATCCATTTTCAGATTCTAACACTGGTGAAAGGATAGTAGAAATTGTTCCATTTCCATTTGCAGTAGCTTTGTTATCATCTGCCTTCATTTCATTTAGAATAGCTTTACAATCCATTGACCATGGGTTCTTTGCAGCAATTGCAGAAAACTTAGATTTAATAGTATCAGATGATTCTGTTAGTAAACCTTCTAAGTCAGTTACTAAACTTTCATACATTTTACCTTTTTGTGTTTGCGTTCTAGAAACAGCTTCAGATATTCTGAAAGACCATTTAGCATCGTTATAAGCTCCTGTGATATAAGATCTTAATTCGTTAATTGGATTTAACCAATCAGAAGAAGCTAAGTTTCTATGAAGATTTTTAGCAATGTTAAACTTAAGCATAGGATTAACACTGTTTTCTATTTCTTCACTAATTACTTTAGTTTCTTCGTTCTTAAATCTCATTGGGAATGCCTTTAGAGATTGTTCTAAAATGTTAAGGGCATTCTTAGCAGTATAAGAAGTTCTGGAATTATCCGAATTCATTTCTTTTAATGCATCAATGCTCTTCATAACATTTTCGTGCAGTTCAGCAATTGTAAATTTCATTTCGTTATGATTTTTTTGTTTATTATTTTCTGTTATGTTGTTTCCTTTAAAGGCATTTATAGCACTCATACCTAATTGTTGAGGAATTCCCATTCCGACTAAAATAGAAAGTACCTGTGAATCTGTCATAGGTCCTTCATTAACTACCTTTCCGTTTTTACCGTCTAATTTTGTTTTACCGCTCTGTGCAAATAATACACCAACTATATCTAATAATTGTTGATTAGGGGCATTAAGGTAAGGTGCGTCAGTATTAACTCCATATTGGCGGTCAATTCCACCATCCATGTAAACCTGAGTTTGGCCTTCTTTAATAACTTTTTCCATATTATAGAATTTGATTTGTTTTATATATTCTAGGATCTTAGAGTTAATTATCCTTCATCATCATCTGCATTTCGATATTGCCTACTCTCTGATGATTCGGTTGGTTTTTTAGATGAATCTATTTCTCTTCTATCATAAGGTCCACCTACTTGTTTGCTTGTAGTATTATTATAACCCTGATTACTTAATAGGTTTTCAAAAGGTGCTACTAAAATATTATCATCGCTAAATTCAAACTTTTGAAACACACCACCGAAATAAATACCAGCATTACCATTACTATCGCATCTTAACTGACCAACTCCAATAGCATCAGGATTTGTAATTAAGGCTTGTCTAGTAATAAAGTCTATTTCTGATAGTAGGATTCCACTTTCAAACACTGGCATAAATGATTTTAATTCCATATCAAAAGTAACTTGAAATTCCTTTTTATCATTTAATGCCCATTCAAATGATCTCTCCTGTGAATAGTCATCAGGAACTCCCATGCTTGCATTAACTCTAAACATTCCTAAATCTACTTGGAATGTAGTGGCTCTATATAATTTGTTCATAATAGACTCAGTAACCTTTAACATTTCCAGATTATTAGAACATATTAAAGTTACGCTAAATCCCATAGTAACAGGTAAAAAATTAGTCATTAGAGAAAAGGTCTTTAATATACCATTCCATTCCCTTACAAATTCTGCCCTCGTAAATTTATTAGTTTGTGCACCAGAATCAATTGCCATAGAATTCATTTGAAGTATACCTCTAGGAACTACTTCATAATCACCAATTGCCTTTCCTGCCTTTTCTGCATCAAACATAAAGTTATCTAAAAGAAACCTTTCATTACCAGATATAGAATAAAAGAAAGGTACTTCAATTTTCTTTAGAGTATCTTCATCTATTTGATTATAATAATATACCTTCTTGCTTAATTCAGCTAACATGCCTACTACTAAATACCTAAGTATAGTATTATCTTTATTAAATTCTTGATTATATGCTGACATCTATTAGACTTTGTTTATATTCTATTTATCCAATAGATTCAATGTTAAATTCACTAAAGCCACCATCTTTAGTAATTTCAATCTTTTTATCAAAATATTCACTTGGTAAAACTGTATGGTTGATAACAAAGGTATTGAGGCCTATATCTTGTATTGTATTATGAAGTATGTTAATTATATGGTGTACGCCATCAGAGTCAATAGAAGAGAAGATTTCATCTAAAAACAAAATGTTTAGTGACGGGAATCTAACCTTAATCATTTTTATTAATGCCATGATAATTACAAAATCAACCTTTTTCTTTTCGCCTGTGCTTAAGGTCTTAGGGCTAATCTCTGTTCCTAAATGATGGAGAGAACAGTAAAACTTTTCATTAAATCTAATACCAAACGGTATTCCCATTTCTCTCCCCATTAATTGAATGTGATTATTAAATGAAGGGAGTATAGACCTTACTGCTAAGTTCTTAATTCCATTTTCACCCATAATATTTTCTAAGATAGTTAAATAATAATCTTCACCTTCACTTTTTAACTTACCTGTAGATTTATCATCTTTTCGGTTTTTAAAATCTTTTACTAATTGTTTAAGATGTGATCCTGATTCAGATTCATTCTTATCAGCCATTTCAATTAACTTATCTTTAATAGCTTCCATCTGAGTTTCTAACTGACCAACCTTAACATGTATCTTTCTACCTTTTTGTCTAAGATCAGTTAATTCAGTCTCTGCTTTTTCTGCATCGTCCTTTATTTGATTCCATTCAGTAAATAGCAAATCTAAAGAATCTTGTTTTTCTTTTTTAATATCTAAATGAAAATCAGAATTAAGAGGAGCTGTACATGTAGGACATTCATTGTTTTCATACAGCTTAAGTTCTTTCTTAACAGTATTAATCTTAGAGTTTAATGTTGATTTTTTATTGTTTTGCTTTCTTGAATTTTCATCTAATTTTTCTAAGTTAATTTTTGTTGCAGAGGTAAGCTCTTTTAACTTTTTTCTATTTTCATTTAACTGTAATAGCTTTTCCTTAAGAACTTTAATCTTTTCAGCATCTTTATTTTTACTAACTTTTTCAAAATGCTTTATCTTATCAATTACAGATTCTATTGATTCATTAAGAGTTCTTATTTCATCATCATATGTTCGGATCTCCTCAATAATAGATCTTCTCTTTTCTTTAACAGCTTCAGCCATTTCATTAATAATAGAAAATCCAAATATCTTATCAATGATTCTTTTCTTATCATAAGGAGACATTGTAATAAAAGACTTAAAATCATTCACAGATAAAATAATTACATTCTTAAATACATGATAAGGTATTTCATAAATTTCTGTTTCTAAAAAATCTTGTAAATTTACTTTACCTGCAACATCATATTCAGATCCATTTATTTTTACATTAAAGATACCAGGATTAATTCCTCTTTCTATTTCAACTGTATTGTTTTTAGATTCTAAATGTATCTTACCCCAAA